TGGTTTTGAGGCCGTGTCTGAAAAAGTTGATAAAGAAGCTGATGAGATGTTTAAAAAATTATCACAAAGAGCTCAAACATATGTTAATGATTTATTGAGAACTGGTGTAGGTACTAGAGAAGCAATCGCAAAAGCAAAATCTAAATTTAATGAAGATTTAGACGCTCAACCACAAGATAGAGATGTTAAGAAAAAAGATGGCACACAGCCTAAAAAGTATTACAAAAACCTATCAAAAGATACAAAAAGTAAAAGAGCTGACTTCTTTAAAAAGAATAAAGATAACAAAGAAGCACCAGGCGACAAAGACGCAAAAACAAAACCAAGTATTCATACTAAAAAGTATAAGAAAATGTTTGGTGAGATGAAGAAAGATTTACAAGACGCTTGTTGGACAGGTTATAAACAAGTAGGTATGAAGAACAAAGGCGGTAAACAAGTACCAAACTGTGTTCCAGAAAGTATGAGTGTTGAAGACGCAAGAAAAGTAGAAGGTTTTATATCAGATTCATATGAAATTGGTAAAGATTACGCTGACCATACAAAAAGGGTAACACCAGGTCAGAGTGTTGAAGTAAAAAAAATAAAAGGTTTTATTGATAAAACATCAAGTCCTGATGAAAAAGATATTAAAGAATGGGCGGCTTCGGAAGAAACCGTTTATAAATATAGGGAAAGATATAAAGAGGAATGGCAAAATAAACTAAAAGAAGTTGTTGCCAAGATGATTGAAAAGATATAATGAAAACTTTTAAAGAATACGAAGACATTGATAACTCTTGTGAGGAGTGCATATTCGAGCATGAAGCTGAGGGTATATACGAATCTGAGTATCAAGGTAAAAAAGTCAAACTTAATGACCCAATTCGTGGTGGTTCTAAGAAGTTTTATGTATATGTGAAGAACGAAAAAGGTAATGTTATCAAAGTTTCTTTTGGTGATACTACTGGTTTAAGTATTAAACGAGATGACCCGGCAAGAAGAAAGTCGTTTAGAGCAAGGCATAATTGCGATAATCCAGGTCCTAAAACTAAAGCACGATATTGGTCATGTTATCAATGGAGAGCAGGAGCAAAGGTAAACAACTAATGAGTAGATATAGACAAACTATGAGTGACTTACTGGAACAGGTAAGAAACCCAAAACAAGAGTCAGCAGATTATTTAAAATCTAAAATGACTGACACACAGATTAACAACATCAAAAAAACATGGCAGATGAAGACGGCAAAAGATGTAACACCTGCTATTAAAAAGATGATTAAAGATTTAGATATTCCAACACAACTAGCGATTAAACACGCCAACATTCCTCATATTTCAAAACTAGTTGAAGCAAGTGATGACCATGAAATCTCTATGGCACAAGGTGAACTAAAAGCTATCTCAGCAAAAGCAAATGACCTTGCTAATATGTTATCGACTAAATCAGATGAAACAGATGAATTAGAAGCGTGGGTACAATCTAAAATTACAAAAGCAAAAGATTATATTTCTTCGGTTGCAGATTATCTAACACATAATCCTGGTCAACAAAATGAAGAATTAGTAAAAGAAAATTTTAGTCCATCTCAAATTGCTAGACTTAAAAAAGAGTACGAAGTATTAAGAGGCAAAAAGATTTCAGTTGCAAATGCTAACAAACTATCACAAATGTTTAAAAACATTCCAGATAGTGGTCTAAAAGATATATTCAAAGCAGATATACCATTCTTATCTGTTATGGCTATGACAAAAATGATACAAA